ACTGTAGGTGGTTGTTTTCCGCCGAATGTGCAGTTTTATTCTGCGCTGATGGAGAAGAGCATTATCCGTAAACCAGATTTACGTCCATCCTTCGTTCCAGCGGGCGACAGCATCGAGATCTTTCCGTGCAACCCAGTTCATTCACATCCAAGATCAGCCGAATTTCGATCTTCGGCTAATGTGTATTTGACTGAGGCAGTGAAACGAGCTGGCTATGATCCGTACAGTGTCTCATCTTCCAGAAGAGACGACGGTGCGGGGAGCCGGTATTTTTACTGCGCAAAAGATTTCGGGATCCCTTATCGATCTGATCCGGTGACCGATAATAGTGCATTAATTTTCACTGATGTCGATTACTATGCTGATATGCCTAGGTGGCTGAACTTGTGGAAACCCATCTGCATGTATTCATTAGTACCAGATTCGTTAAATTATACCAACGAGGAGTACAGCTTTCAATTTGAAGGCAATGAATTGCAGTATTATGTATCGGGAGGAGGTAGATACAAACATCAACTATGGGACTACAAGGGAGACACCGTCAATACTATCGACCTGGACGGAAATTTGCTCGTATTTGATATTGAACAGAGGCGCATAAAGGGTGACGAACAACATCGCCTAATATGGTTGTTACCTAAAGCCAAGATAACCGATCCCTTGTGGATTGCAGTTTATACTGACTGGTCTCAAAACCTATTAATGCGTAAGACAGTTAAAAACAACGGTCTTAAGACCCTCTGGGAACCAATATCTGATACCTTATCCATCGGTGAAGAAGGCTCGAATTACTCCGTGAACATTAACGGGAAGTTGTTCGAGGCCATACGCACTCGTTTGCAATTTAAAGACAGCGCACCATATGTATCCGACGTCGAACGTATGTTGAAGGAAGCTAAGCACCAGAACCACACCCGCGATGCACCTATATTATTTAAGTGCTTCACGGAGGCCATCACAATCAGGCCGAATGTGGTTAAGACTGGGGCCTTCCCGACTATGTACCAAGCTTTGCCCAAACAACCGGGCTTAGTGACGGAGGATCCAAAGATGCCAGGCCAGGTAATTTCATCGCCATTAACATCGCAACCGGCCTTATTTGCGGCCAAGGGGTACAATGCTGATCTAGCATGCATTGAAGGGAGGTTAGACGCTGTAAAGAACGTAAAGCGTTTTCCCCCTAAATACCGCAAATTTGCAGACGAATTCGTTCATCGGCTAATACCACAACATCTGGTAGGAACGGGTGTACCATTATCAATCGGTGAAGTACGTGAATCTCAGGATAAGAAAGCCCAAAGGGGACGCTTCAATCAAGTTGCCCCGATGATGTCGACCAACACAGAAAATGCCATCAAAGCTTTCATCAAAACCGAG